GAACTGAAGCTGGGGAATGCTTTTATGGAAAACAATGGTCATTGGTGGCTTCATTAGGAGAGGGTGATTGTGGCAAGATTCTTTTCAGTCCCGAGAATCAGTGCAATTACATTTTAGGAATGTATACGCATTCCTATGCTCAGTTTCAACGTGCCGAACCTATCACACAGGAAATGATAGAAAGTGTTGTGGTTTTCCAGAACAGTTCATTCATGCCTGTGTCAGAGCAAGTTGAGTACGAGACTGACCCTGTTATTAAGGTCGAAACAGGAACAAGTACGTTTTTAGGCGTGTGTTCTCCGATGAGACAATCAGAAACTCACGCTTTTACGAAAAGTCCCTTAGTAGGCCAAATTTCTTATGCAGAAGAACCCGTAAAATTCCCGTCACTGCTTTCTAAGCAAGCTGACGGTAGGAGTCCTCTGTGTAAAGCCGGTAGTAAATATAAAGAAGTGATAAAACCCGTTCCCACGAGAATTCACAATTATATTTCTACCTACCAGCGACATACCTGGAAGTATTCGCCTAAAGTTCCTGTTAGGATCCGAAGCCCCACTTCTGCTTTACGAGGCATAGATGGGATTGAGGAATTCAAACAGTTGAGCTTGAGTACGTCTCCAGGAAAGACACACCTCCCATTTCGTCCGCCCGATACTATTGGTAAAGGATGGATGTTTGAAAGAGATGTGCATGATAAGATTCGACTTACTGACAAAAGAGCTATTCACATTTTTGCGCAGCGATTAGGGTCAGTAATGATGGGAGAAATCCCGGAACTGATCTGGATTCTGAGCTTGAAAAGTGAGTTATTAAAGCCTATAAAGATTGTCGAAGCAAATACACGAGGATTTTCTATTTCTGATTTTGATTACGTTTGTGTTTGTAAGATGTTCTTTATGGACTTTGCGAAATATGTTACTGACTACCATACAGTTTTACCCTATGCAATAGGAGTGACTGTTGAATCTGATGACTTTAATGATATGTTGCAGCACGCAACAAAATATTCTAGGGAAGGATTCGATGGTGACTATAAGGAGTATGATGGTCATTTGCCCGGACAGCATGCTATTTCAG